TCCTTTGAGCCCTTAGGGCGACCCTTGCCACGGCTGGCAGTGTTTCCCTTGGCGAATTTGTTACTTGCGGTCATGTGTCGTCCCGAGTCATGTTTTTCATAGCATTGGCCAGCTTAGGGCCCTTGTCAGCCGCATTGTATTCCTTGGCGACCTTGACCGGAATGCCCGCTTTCTTAGCAAATTTGGGGTCGTGGGCCGCCGCAGCCATAAACCGACGCTGTTTGTCCGATGTTGAAGGCATATAGCACCAGATTTAGGTGAATCCTCCCGGATTATGGGCAGATTTGGCCGCCGGGTCAATATGGCGGGTAGGGCAACGCTTCGTTTTGGAATTTCCGGCAAATTTTGGGTGCGGGTAGGGCAAGGTCGGCTAGGGGTGGCCCATTTGTGGGGGGGGCCTATAAATATATTGACCCCACCCCGTCGAGGAATGTTTCGCCTGCCAACTCGATGTTGCCACCGGCGGCATTGGATGCGACTAGGGCGCATGCGCACAGGGGCGGGGCATGGTATGAGCGCGGGCCGTGCGGCGTGGGGCCATGCCCCGTCCGTCCGTCCGTCCGTCCGTCCGTCATTCCGTAACCCGTTACCGGGGGTACTACGTACCCCCCCGGTACTACGGACGGCTTATTACGTACGTAATAGACCGTTATTCCCCGTAACGGGCCGTCATTCGGGCCCCGTTTGTGCCTCCGCGCAACAATATATCCGTAATAAGCCGTCATTCCGTACTGCACAGGGTCCGGCCATGCGGGGGGCCGGGCGGGAATATCACGATAATCTAAGCCCTAAACATTGCGCTTGACACAAGATGACAGCCCGTTTAACGATAGCGTCGCCAAGTCAATCAACAAAGGAACCGCCACAATGGACTATTCCAACATCATAGCATCCGCCCACGCTGCCGGCATGGCTGCCGGCAATGCGATTAACCCTATCCCCATGCACGTTATTGAGTCAGACGCGAAAATTTACGTCGTGCCGGACGGCCCATGTGGATTTTCATGGGTTAAAATTAAGGGAAACACTGCATTTGGCAAATGGGCCAAGAAAGCCGGTATTGCCCGCGCTAGCTACCCAAACGGCTTACAGATATCCTGCCGCGAATTTAACCAGTCAATGACGCGCAAAGAGGAATATTCCTTCGCCTATGCCTATGTGCTTCGCGGCGCTGGTATTGATTGCCATGTTGAAAGCCGGATGGACTAGCCTAATCGCAGCCTAAGCCCCTGCCCCGCCCGGCGGGGGCTTATACGGCAATTAAGCCGAAACGGAGACCGCCACAATGCAAGCCTCAATCAACATTGCTACCCTGAAAGCCGTCAATCTTGCCGCTAGCACGGAAGAAACCCGCTATTACCTTCGCGGCGTATATGTAGAAGTCACGGCTTCGACCGTCACTTACACGGCCACAAACGGCCATATCCTGCTCTCCCGCCGGGAGGATAGCGCCGAACCTAATACCCTTACTGGCGCATGGATCGTTCCCAGCGATTTTATCAAGGCGGCAAAGCCGGGTCGCGGATCCGATTATGCGACCATGACAACCGTGCCGGGCGCGGAAAACACCGTGCGCCTTGCTTTTGACGGGACTATCACCGGCATGGCCGCGCCTATTGATGGATCATTTCCGCCTTATCAGCGGATCATCCCGGCCACTGTTGACGGCAAGCCGGGGCAATATGACGGGAACTATACCGGCATTTTCGCTAAATTCGCCAAGGCGATAGGCCGGACCTATTTCCACATTCACCACAATGGCGAAAGCGCCGCGCCGGTCTCTTTCGGCCATGCCGGCACAATTGGCATTATTATGCCGGTTCGCCATACCCCCAGCGGAGACTGGGACGCTGCAGAGGCGATGCTTTCGCCGATTGAATTAGAGAATAAGCCTAAGCAAGCCGTAGCCGCCTAAACCTAGGGGCGGCCTAACCAGCCGCCCCGCCCTAACCAAAAGGAAGCCAAGCCATGATCCCTGCAAAGGAAGTCTTTTACCATGCGTTCCAGAACTATGAGGACGGGCAAGATTATTGCGAGCCGGAAGAGGACGCAGACGGGTGGACAGTCCTTACCCGTACCCTTTCGGCGGATCGCTCGGAAGAGTTCATTGAGGACGAAATAGACTTCGCCACCTATGAGGAAGCAAAGGCTCATGCTGAGGCCCGCGCGGCGTTGCTAGGTGTCGACGCCTCTATCCGATAGCCCCCCCCTTGCGCCCTATGCAATACCGTGCAACAAGACACCCGCCAAGCTAACCAAGGAACAAACCTATGAGCCTCGACATTTACCTGACCGCCAACGCGCCAACAATAGTATTCAGCGCAAACGTCACCCATAATTTGACCGCTATGGCAGATGCCGCTGGCATCTATCAGCATATCTGGCATCCCGAAGAGCTAAACATCACCAAGGCAAGCCAGCTAATCAAGCCACTAAAGGCCGCGCTCAAGCTACTCAAGTCTGACCCCGAAGGGTTCAAACGGTATGACAGCGAAAACGAATGGGGCCGTTATAATGATTTAACGCATTTTATTGAATGTTACCTGACCGCTTGCAAAGCCAAGCCCCGCGCTTTTATTTCTGCCAATTCTTAATTCGCCAAGCCACAGAGGAAGCCACAAAATGTCGTACAATGGTTGGACTAACTACGAAACATGGCGCGTCAATCTCGAAATATTCGACGGGACAGAAGCCCGCCCCGGCATTGACGCCTATAACCTTGGACAGGAATTCAGGGAATTCGCTGAGGAAGCCATAGAGCAAAGCAGCGAACCCGGCTTTGCCCGCGACTATGCGCTTGCGTTCCTGTCTGATGTTAACTGGCGCGAGATTGCGGGCCATTACATTGAAGACGAAGAAGCGGAAGCGGCGTGATGAGAACCCATTTCCTCAGATGGGAAAGCCATCGCGGTAGCATTAGAACCTATTGCAACCGCCACGGAAGGCACATCGAAGGCAAGCCCGATACCTACAAGGCGTTTGTCGAGAACCCTAAAACGTTAATGATTGTTACAGACAAGCTAGAGGAAGTTGATTGCCTAACTTGTGTCAAACGTGCCTAGCCTAGCCTAAACCGCACCGCACCGAAGCAATCATGCCAAGGGCGGCACCATATGGAGATTACAATGGGAAATAGATTATTGGAAATAGACGGCTTGCCGGTTAAGGACGCGAAGAAAAGCATACGCCTTGAAATCATGCGAGAAGACATCACAAACGCCCGTAAGAAAAATTCTAATTCTTGCGCCGTTGCAAAAGCCTGTACGCGAGGCTTGAACGTCAAGGCCGTCAAGGTCCACTTGACGCGCCTTTACCTAAATACAGACGGAAAATGCTTCACCCGGTATATAGTAGGCGGGGCCATGCGGTCAGAAATCATTGCCTTCGACAGGGGCGGCAAGTTTCAGCCGGGAATGTATAATCTGGGGGTGCCTGACAAAACTAAGCTGCTGGGTTATGCTAAAGTAAGAAAGAGCAAGGTTAAGAAAGACGAAAAGGGCAAGCCGAAGTTAATCAAAACATACACGGAAACGAAGAACATTCGAGCCACCGCACAATACCGTTAATGCCCCGGGGGGCGTTTAACCGCGCCCCCCATACTGCCACAAAAGGGAACCGCCATGACCTGCTACATCCCGCCCCCGCTAGTCCCGCACTGGCTCTTGCGGCTCGCCCAAGCCACGCTAGGGGCCGTTTGTTTGTTGGGCCTTCTCGCGTCCATTTGGATCGCGCTCTACCTGTGCGCGGCCATTGGGGGGGCGCTGTGATGTATATCCTGACGTATCCCAATGGCGAAGGGGCATGGTTTGCCGACCTTGCCGCCGTGCTGGAACACCTAGAATATGACGCATACGGGCTCAAAGACTGCGGAGCCTATTGGATCAACCCAAACGGGGCTTGGCTTGACGCAAGCCGGGAGATTGAGGCCGCGCTGATCGAGCATGACGAGGCGATGACATGGGGACAAGATCATGAGGCGTACATTTCAAGCCTTGAAGCGACTGGGCGGGTGTGATGGACAAGCTAAAGCCCGTCCAGTTCCCCTTCACCTGCCGGTGCGGCGTTCGTCATGCCAAGCTGGCGACGGCCCGTTTTGATAGCAAGGACCGGCTTCACTATGATTGCGCCCGCTGCCGTCCCCGCCCAGCGTCGCCCAGGTGTGAGAGCGGCGGAAAGCCTGGTTGCACCTGCGATATATGTTTTTGATGGAGAAGCCCAATGAGATATGACCCATTAATTTTATCCGGTATCATTTCCTTGATAGCGTTCTGGCTTTTTATTGCCGGTTGCGTTTACCACGTTACCCATTAGGAGACACCATGTTTGAATTAAAATTGGATTCAAATGTAATGTGCAAATTAGAGCCACAGGCTGATATGACCGTTCTAGAATTGGCGTATGTTGTTGGCCTTAAAGGGTATGCGGCTATGACACAAACGCAATGGGACACCTTGCCGCCAAATGTAAAGCGCCACTTCAATAAGAAAGGGATAACGCCATGACCCCCGAAACATCCGCCCGGCAAATGCTGGCAGAATTGATTGAAAGCTGCGAAACAATCGAGCATTACCTTGACGCTATATGGGCCCAGCGCGTTCAAACCACGCCCGCCTCGTCTAACGGCTGGCCGTTTAAACATAGCGAAGGCGTCGAGCAGCCTAGCAAGCTACGCAAGGTCAAGTAGTGGACGTTGCACTAAGCTGGTATGAGATGCTGCACGGCGCTCACGTTGGCGCGTTGCGGCTGGTGCAGGTCATTGAAGAGCATAGGCAGCCCACGCACGGTCAACAGGGCTACAACTGGCACAATGCCATTGAAGGCACGATGGCTGAATTGGCCGTGGCAAAGGGGCTAGGCTTGTACTGGGCCGGGATTGTGGGCGACTTCAAAGCGCCCGACGTTGGCCCGCTCCAGGTGCGTTACACTGACCGCCCGACTGGTCACCTGTTGCTGCACAAGAGCGACAAGGACGAAGACCTTTGCGTGTTTGTAATAGGTAGCTTTGGCAAGTATCGGCTGGTCGGCTGGTGCCAGATCGGGACGGTTAAACGCGATGAGTTCTGGCGAGACCCAACAGGCTCGCGGCCATGCTATTTCGTGCCACAAAGCGCATTGAACCCAATGGAAGAACTGACGAAGGACAAATACCTATGAAAGCCGCCGACTTCCTGTCACAAACCCAGGCCATAATCCGCGAGCGCGGCGATCAATACGGCGACGCGCGGACGAACATGGCGGACACGGCGCGGCGATGGTCCGGCGTCCTGGGCGTACCAGTGACGCCCGCGCAAGTGGCCGTGATGATGATAGAGTTGAAGCTAAGTCGAATGAAAGCTGGCATAGGGCTGGACAGTGTGACAGACATTGCTGGCTACGCCGCCATACTTGCAGAACTAGCAACAGATTGAACGCACCCGCCTTGCTCTCCTAGGGGCGGTGTGCGGCTCCCCCGGTGTGTGGCTTGGCGGTTTCCGCCGGGGGGGCACTAATCGGCTAGCATCCAAGTCCCTGGGATGCCTTCGCGAACACGGTGTTCGCCCTTTAGCTTTACAAGCGCCTTGCGGACTCCTCGCGTGGCATTGTCCCGGCTCATTTTGGCAATATGCATTGCGGCTTCTTTTAGATCATTTTCCATGATCTGCCCGCCTTGCGCCTCTGTTAATAGCTTCATTATCAAGACTTCGTACTTGTTTCCCGCATCGTTGCTTTCGCGGATCGAGGCCACGGCGTCGTGATACACGGCGACCAGGCTGGAAATCTCCTCGTTCTCCTCGTCCTTGCCTATGATCCGGCGCTCAAGATCGAAATACAGGCCCTTAACCTTGTCGCCGTCCTTCTGCTTGGTGACTTCCAAGCGGGCGTTTAAAGCCTCAGGGTCAGACCTGAAGCAGCCCAGCAGGAAGTCTACGTTGGCTGTGATGGCGCTCGATCCACGGGGCCGTTCGCTGGCGCTATGGCCGCTGTGATGGATGACGAGGACTGTTGCACCGAACGGCTCGCGGATTTCGCTGTTTATCATGCGAAGATAGCTGGCGATGTCGCTGGAACTGTTCTCGTCCCCCGCGAACGTCTGGGACAGGGTGTCGATGACGATCAGCTTGGGGATTTCTGGCAGGGCGATGATGGACTGGCGCAGCGCGGCGATTTCTTCCTTGGCTGACAGCAGCAGGGGGACCGTGCAGATATGGAAGTTATTGGGCGCGTCAACGCCGCCCTGCCAAGCAACAATGCGCTTATAGATACCCGCGCCACCTTCGGCGGCCATGTATCCCACGGCCCCGGTTTCAGTCTTGCGGCCTGTCCAATCTAGCCCGTTGGCTACAGACAAACACAGGTCTAAGGCGAGGAACGATTTAAACGTGCCGGACGCGCCAAAGATCATGCCCATACTGTCAGCCGGGATCAGGTTCTTGACTAACCATTTGATGTTCTTGGTGCTTTCGCCAAGCTGGGCAATCGTCTTCCAATATGCGGCGACGTTTAGCGGCTCCTCTGGCTTGGGCGTGTACTTCTCCGCCCCCTGGACCATGCGGACAAGCTCATCCCCGAACCTGTCACGCCAGCGGTCAAGCTCTGGACCTTCCTCCTCTGGCTTGGATGCCAGCATGATCGAGCGCAGGGCGTTGACGGTTGCACCAGGCTTCAGGCCGGAGGCAATGAAGGACGCCGACAGCTTCATCAGCGCGTCATGGTACGAACGCTCTTCCAGGTTGGGGTTAATGATCGCCTTGAACAGGTCTACGGCATCGCCCGTGCCTTCTGGCTTTGGCTTGGGGGCGGACAGGCCGCGTTTAATCGAGTCAAGGTCAAGGCCGAATGTGGCGACGGCATCGGCTAGGCTGTAAACTTCGTCCAGGTTGCAGAACAGCAGCCGGGTTGACCACAGGCCGGTTTCCCGCTTTTTGGTATTGGTGCCAATAGGCAGTCGGGCATACCGCACGGGGTTGTTGCCAGACGGGTCGGCGGCAATCAAACCATCTGCCGCCATGGCGTGTAGCACGGCGTCAATTAGGGGCTGGTTCTTAGTGTCTTCGTCCTCTGCGTCTAGCAGGATACCGATCTGGAACTTGCCAGGGCTAGTCTCCAGGGCATAGCTAGAGGCCCCGTTTAAAGCCTTCAGGTCCGCATCGTCGGCCAGCAGGACAGCCAGACGCCCGAAGTTGTCCTTGGACCGGCGCTTCTGCCCGTCCTTTGGCAGCATGACGGAGACGCAGAAATAATTATTGTCCTCGCCGCGCTGGTCTATGACCGTCTTCTGGGCAGACGATCCGGCCCACGAACTGCCCGCCCACACACTAGGGGGCGCGTCACTGGGGTCACTGGCAAAGGATGTTGTCCAGCCGTAGTCGTCCCGCAATCTGCCATAAATGGCAGACAGGAACTCTGAATTACGCATGTTAGCCTCTGTTTAAACGCCGAAAAGGTCTTTAAGGCTGAGCTTGATTTTGCGCTTCTTGGCGTTGGCTATCAGGGCTTTCCAATGGGTCTGGGGGATTTTACCGGCTGTGCCTTCTGGGATTAACCAGCGGCTTACTGAGCTTGGGGCGACGCTGAGGATTTTGGCTGTGGACGTAACGCCGCCGAGGCGCTTAACAACGGAGTAGGCCGGTTCACAACGGCCTTTGATATGTGCCATGAAAATCCCTTTTGGTGGTGATTCGCTCAATATGCACGGCGGTCAAATGTTGTGCAAGGCGAATTTTTATAAAAAACAACTTGCAGACACGACAAAGGCGGTGATACGCCTATTGCGACTGATTTGGAGACCGCCATGACATCAAACACAGAAGCAGAACTAGAGCATCTGGCCGAGCGTTGGCTTACGGTCAAGGACGCGGAGCGGGAAGCTAATGCAGAACGCTTGCGAATAGAAGACAAGATTTTGGCCCTGTTCCCCGCCAAGGAGGAAGGCTCGTCCAGCCGGACGCTGGCGAACGGCTACAAGCTCAAGACCATAGGCAAGCTGTCATACAAGGCTGACCTGGAGAAGCTGGCAAAGCTGACCGCAGACTGGGAAATCAAGCCTATCAGGCTGGAACCCAAGCTAGATGAGGCAGTTCTAAAGCTGCTCAAGGCCGACCAACCCGCTCTATGGAAGTACATAGCCGAAGCCATCACCACCAAGCCCCTGAAAACCAGCGTAACCATTGAGGAGACAGAATAATGGCATTTGACCTGAAGAGTATCCGTAAGAACGACGCAATGGCCGCGCCCCGCATCATGGTGTACGGCGTGGAAGGTATCGGCAAGTCAACATTTGGTGCCGGTGCGCCCAACCCCATCTATATCTTGACTGAGGACGGGCTAGGTTCGCTCAAGGTCGATCACTTTCCGCTGGCGACATCTTCCCAGGATGTGATGGACGCCATTGCCACGTTGTACAAAGAAAACAACGCCTTCGAGACTGTTGTCATTGACAGCCTAGACTGGCTTGAAGCTATCATCCAGCGCGAGATCGAGCAGAAGTACGACGCCAAGGACTTGGCCTACGGTAAGGGAAGCCTTATCGCTGCCGAGAAGTGGCGTGAAATCCTCGACGGCCTCAATGCCCTGCGTAATGACAAGGGCATGGCTATCATCCTGATCGCGCACACAACGATTAAACGCTTTGACAGCCCTGAAGTCGAACCTTATGACCGCTACCAGCCCAAGCTACAGGAACGCAGCAACGCTGTTGTCCGCGAGTGGGCTGATGCTGTCCTGTTCGCCAATTACAAGACCATTGTCAAGAAAGACGATGTGGGCTTCAACCAAACCAACAATCGCGGCATCTCGACGGGCGAGCGGTTGTTGTTTACGAGCGAGCGCCCCGCTTACATGGCGAAGAATCGCTACAACATGCCTGAAAGCATCCCGTTGTCGTGGGACGCATTTGCCGAAGCCATCAGCTAACCCCAAGGAGAAGACCAATGCCTGTATTTGATTTTGACGTATCGACCTACGAAGCCCCCAAGCGCACCAGCTTTGAACCGCTGCCGCCCGGTGACTACAATGCCATGATTACTGACAGCCAGATGAAGGCCACCAAGGCTGGAACCGGCGAGTACCTGGAACTCACCATGCAGATCATCGACGGCGCTCACTCTGGTCGCCGCATCTGGGAACGCCTGAATGTGGTGAACGCCAGCAAGGTGGCCGAGGAGATTGCCCGCAGCCAGCTTAACGGCATCAAGGCAGCTTGCAATATCGAGAAGCTGGAAAGCAGCGAGCAGTTGCATGACATCCCGTTCGTGCTGTCGCTGGACATTGACCGCCGTGAGCCGACCCGTAACAAGGTCATGGGCTATACGTCAGTCGCCAAGGCCCCGCGCCCTGCCGTGACTTCTGGCAAGAAGCCCTGGGAGCGTAAGTAATGGAAGACATAGAGACACATTCAGACATTCATTTACATCAAAAAAATTGGCTTTCAGACGACAAAGAAATGTCTATGGCTCAACACGAAAGCGTTTCTTTGCGCTCTATCGCTATTAGCTTGAAGCGCATTGCAGACGCGTTGCATGGTTATAACGGCGACAGACTTGCTTTAATTTTAGAAGATAGGCACCAATAATGCCCCCGCTGCCCGCGTCCATGCACACCACGGCTCGCAAGATTTACGAGTGGTACGAGAGTAAAACAGAAGACCACCGCGAGCATCTTGGCGCGTCATTGATCGGGCATCACTGTGACCGTTATCTCTGGCTTACATTCCGTTGGGCAGCGTCCCCCCAGTTTGGGGGGCGCGTCCTTCGGCTGTTCAATACCGGCAAGCGCGAGGAGGCGCGTGTTTATGAGGAACTTCGTGCAATTGGTGTTGAGCTACACACTGAGGACGGCGGTAAGCAGATCACTTGCCGTGATAGTACCGGCCACTTTGGCGGGAGCGTTGACGGCGTGGGTGTTGG